TGCTATGCGCCAGGATCCGGTACACTTGGCAGTGCATTCATGTCACGCTCTACTGATGTATGGGGTATACCTAGATACCGATTGACATGTGTCAACGAACGCAAAGCACATCTTGATTGCGTTGTGACAGACAATGGTTTGGAGCTGCAATACTCAGATGGTGGGAAACAATGGAAGTATCTAAAGTCTGTCGACAATCTTGTTGAGATGATATGGAGTTTGGACATTGACCTTTGGAAGTGTGAGATCAGACAACGATTATTCTCGAAGGACAAGCCCATCACTGACGTGACCGAACTACAGGTAATGACAGACCTACGCAAAAGATTCTTCGCTGGACGTACACTCGAGTTGAAAATGGTACAACATGCTATGGCCTTACATGCTGAGTACAGACAGTGCAATCCATTGGTTGACTATCTCAATGGATTGAAATGGGATGGTAAGTCTCGAATACACAAGACACTCCACAAGTATCTCAAATGCGAAGACAGCAAACTCAACCAGATATATTCTCGCAAGTGGATGATCGCTGCCGTTGCACGTGCTATATCGCCAGGATGTAAGGTAGATACCATGCCAGTTATCAATGCTCCACAAGGACACGGCAAGGGTACGTTCATCAAGATCATGGCAGGTGTGTGTCCCATCACTGGCTACTCATGGTATAACAGTAGTCCCATCAACATCGGACACAAGGATGGTCAGTCTATCCTGCGCACAGCATGGATACACGAAATGGCTGAGCTCAGTGCCATGGCGAAAAAGGACGCGAACACAATCAAGAACTTCCTGTCTGACGATACCGATACATTCCGAAGAGCATACGACAAGTACGAAGTAAAGGTGGAACGTTCCTCTTTGTTTTGGGGTAGTGCCAACGATGAAGACGTTGCAATCTTCAAAGACAGAACAGGCTCACGTCGATACTGGTACATCAAGTGTCATGGCAAAGAAGACTATATGGCCTTTGATCCAAACGAGCTAATCAGTGAACGCGATCAGCTATGGGCAGAAGCAGTGTCAGCATTCAAAGCAGGTGAACAATGGTGGTTGACACCACAAGAGCAGAAGTTGTCACGCGAGAAGAACCAATCGCACACAGTGACAGGTATTCATGACACACTTATACAAGAGTTTGTGGATGAAAACGCTGGACAGTACTTCACTGTTTCGGATATGATTGAGCAAGTGTATGGCGCACGGACAATCAAACCTGTATCATACCCGAACTTCTACCCTAGTCTCCTCGCTCAACTTGGCTGTGAACTACAGAACAATGGCAAGCGATGTCGTCGTAATGGTACAAACCGTTCGGGATGGTATTATTCTCCCGAACAAGATGACAAACCAATCCTTTCATAAACTCCTCAAAACTGGACTCATATCCGAACTCGCTGTGGTGGACATGCTGAACCATCACAGCGAGTCTTTCTTTTCTCTCTTCATGATGAACGGATTAAAGAACGCACATCTACCCAAGAGCAAGGCCACACCCTATGATGTCGTACTCGAGATAGGCAACGACCTCAGAACCATCGAGGTCAAGTCTGCGAACTGTGGTAACCGATATCCTACATTCTTTGCTGAGATCATACAGACAGCAACGATGGGATATGCTGAGTACCTGGTATATGTACCAAACTATATTGTATACGTCGACATCCCGACAGGCAGACACTACTGGTACAATGGAGACATGTTCGTTGCTGCCGTCAAGTCGATGTACATGCACAGAATAAAAGCACCCAATGCAAAAGCTGAAGGAGTAAAGTTCTTGAAAGACTCAACCATCCATGGATACATTGGATGTGTCGAACAGATCCCGACTCGAGACGACATCGAGGAGCAATACATGTACGTCATACACCAGCGCATGACCGAACCGAAGATACCCGAAATCTATAAGCAAGCTCCATTCTTACCCGATTTATAAAAGCCCACACCCGACAATACACCTACCAATATACTCGGAACACTGAGGTACAATCGCATTTCCTAAGGCTCTAAGTCTGTCCACCCTATCGGGAATCCCATCATCCACTCTACAAACTGGGGATTCAGGCACATGTCTTTGCCAATAGTTTCCTTGGTGTACCCCTTCAACTTTGCTGCTTCTACATTGAGACTTGATTTTCTGTTCTATTGTGATGGATGACTTGGACTGTTGTGCGCTCCGTTCACTGTTGGTGTTGGTAACTTTACTCCGTTCTCGAGTATCGCACACCACGTACTCCGACCTCCTTGCTTGTACCTTTGTGGCCTCTGGTCCTGTGTGGGCGTTGGCAACATACCCGACACAAAACCATCTGTCTCTGCGATGAGGCGCACCGAACATCCTAGCTGATATAACTTGCCATTCTGTGTCATACCCAATCGAGGCAAGCGATCCAACCACTTCTCTTCCTCCCCGAAAAGTGATAGCTGCGACGTTCTCCAACACGATGATTCGTGGTCGTAACTCGCTAATGAGTCGGAAACATTCCCACCAAAGACCAGACTTGTCACCATCTAAACCCTCTCCTTTACCTGCTACAGATATATCTTGACATGGAAAACCAGCACACAAAACGTCAATAGGTTCCAAGTTGTGCGCACCCACCTCTCGTACATCATCATATATCTTTGCATCAGGCCAATGCTTTCGCAGTATCTTCTGACAAAAAGGCTTCTGTTCTATTTGCCAAACTGTTTTGCTGTTGGGTATTGCTCGTTCAAGACCAAGTTCAAATCCTCCAATACCGGAGAATGCAGATCCAATCCTTATCATGTTGCACCAGTGTGTGTATTTATTTGTAACACACCTATGCTTTCTTAGCTCGTTTTCCCTGGGACTTTCTTCGGATGTTGGCACGCTTCTTTGCAGGTGACACCTGTGACGCTGTCTTTGGAGTCTTCTTTGATACACGTTTGGTAGGCCTACAGTATTCTGTCTTGCCTCCTGCTCCGCAGGGTTTCCCTGTCTTTACGTCTTTCCACTTCTCTTTCTCCCAACGTTTGAGAGACGCTCCTTTCTTTGTCTTGCGTACCTTTCCACTCTTGCCTCTACACTTGGCTATAGCTTGACTGGCACGCGCACTCGGGAACTTCTTGTACGAACTCTTGACCTTATGATAACATCTATCTTTTGCCATTCTTCTTCTTCTTTGCGTAGATTGCTTTCTGTTGTTTAATGGCTTCCTTCTTGGTCATTGGCTTCTTGGTGTTTGTCCCTTTGACCTTGTAACCACTCTTGTACTTCTTTACTGGCATCTTTACTACCCTCCAAAACAAACAAATACTCTATCCATAAGAGTACATAATCCTTATCTTTGATCTCAGACAAGGCTCTGAAGAACCATATCAAAGACACAACGGATGGTTGGTTGCGTCCTTTTACCCACGCATACACACTGTTCTGGTGGATACCTGCACGTATCGCTACTTTCTTCAGCTCGCCATGTGCAAGATGACTCTTCAAAAACTTCTTTAACATTGACCACGTCTTCCTTTTAAGTATTGCTTTAGCTGCTCAATAAGGAATCGTCCACAACATAATGTATTTCCAAACTGCTTATGATAATACACATGGTCCCATGATAGGTCATGCTTCTCGATCAGTTCACCAACGAAAGCCATCAACTTTTCAAACCTAGGTTTGGGACAATGATAGTCTTGAAAGTTACCAGTTACACAAAGACCAATGCTGTCTTTGTTGAATCCTTTGGTATGCGCACCACTACGATTAATGTTCCTACCCTCTGCGATAGTACCATCTTCAAGGCACACATAGTGGTAACCTATACCACGCCATCCACGTGCTTTATGCCAGCGATCAATGTCCTCTACTGTTGTAGAGACTGGACTTGCACTGTGATGTATGATGATCTTCTTTATAGTACGCTTACCTCTCGGCATCAAAGTCCTCGCCAATGTCAGCAGCCAACACACCCAAAACAGCAAGGAGATCTTTCACAAGTTCTTCCTTTTCTTTGGGAGTAAATCCACCCTGTGCATAGTTTACCAGCTTACCAATCAATGCAA